CGCAGCGATTGACGTTCAATGCGGGCACAGGACTGACGATCGCTCCGACGGTCGCCGCGCTACTCGCGCACAACCTGACCGCGGCGGCCACTGCGAGCGTGGAGCAGAACAGCGTTGACGACTGGGCGGCCCCACCCGTGTCCGTCGCCTTTGACGTCACCGACCCGCTGGCACTCGCGTACATGCCAGGGTCCGCGTACCAGTACTTGAGCTTCATCTTCGACGACGTCGCGAACCCGGATGGATACATTGAGATCGGGCGCGCGATGGCCGGCATCTACTGGCAGAGCATCGAAGAGCTTGAGCGCGGAACCGACGACGAGGTCGAGGATACTACAGTAGTCTCGGAGTCGGAGACTGGGCAAGGTTTCGCCGACCTTGGGGTGAAGAAGCAGAAGTACACCATGTCGTTTGGGATCATGCAACCTGAAACGCGCGTGTCCCTCAAGGCAATATACGCCGCGGTCGGCCAGTACATGCCGATCGTGCTGGTCAAGGATGAGAACGCGCTCGATATATTCCCGCCACTGTACTGCACTATGCGCAAGGCACCGAAGTTCACGGGCGCCGGTGGCGGTCTCTGGCGCGACGGCGGGCTTGAGTTCACGGAGGCATTCTGATGTCGTTAGCACAAGTCACTGTCGTTGCCACGCAGGTAGAGAAGGAGCGCCGTGGGTACCAGGCGATATCACTCACGAACTTCGCACTGACGACGGAGCCCGAGATATCCGCCGGGTCGGTCGTCGAGATCGGGGACGCGCTCTTCGAGGCGGCGGCGAATGTCGCGATCACGGGTTGGGCGGGGATCGCCGTCAGCTCCGACGTCTACATCCGGCTCGTGGTCACGGGTGCCGCAGCCGACCCTGAGTTCACAACGACGGCCCCGACGTGGAGCCTGACCAAGCAGGGCTGGTACGACGCGACCGAGACGAAGCGCTACGTCGGCGGGCTCTACAAGGACGCGGCCGGGGACTATACGCTGAAGTTCCTGTACCGAGGTTTCGAGGACGGAGACGCTAGACCGAAGCGGAAAAGGAGTATAGACATAGGGGACTGGAACATGCCTACGGGCGGCATATTCGTTAACCATGGGCTAACCCCTGCAAAGATAATATCAGTTAATATTATAATCAGGAATGATGCTGACACGTTCAGGTATCCGGCATGGTACATAAATAGCGCAGCGTTCGATATAAGACCAACACAGTTTTACATGTTTCTTCCGGCAGGGAGCTCCTTTAACAGCGCTAACTTCAACGCGGTTGGCTATAACCGAGGGTGGATAGAAATTGAATACACGTCATAAGATTATATTGCTCTTACTAGTTGGTGTAATCTTTGGTGGTTGCTACAGCCCGCTCTCTTCTCCCATAGTACCAGGACAATCGACTCAGTGGACGTACAGCGTAGCGTGGCCATGGTCCATGGGCGTCGAGTACTCCCGTGGCGAGCGGGTCACGGTCCCTCCATTCAACGAGAGGCACATCTACGAGAGCTTGAGGGAAAGGAATATTGACCGCAGGCCGAATACTGAGCTGGAATGGTGGGAACTCTTGGTAGAGTAGCATGAGCATCGCGACTAAGAAGGATCGACCCTACTCCGAGAAACACGCGTTGACGCAGATAAACATCGGCATCAATCAGACTGTCTGGTTTAACTACTCCGCGTTTACCTACTACGTGGACTTCGACGCGATATACGCGCTGATAGACGCGGCGCTGCTATCGGGGGTGACGGCACAGAGCATCGTTGATGTAGGCGGGGTCTCGTCAGACGCCGCGCCGCTCCTTGAGGTAGCTTCGATAGTGACGTGCGAGTCGACGGAGCTGAGTTACTTCTGGGACCCGGCGAACCGCGCGTTGTATATCCACCTCCAGAATCATGACTGCCCGTCCATGCATACCGTCGTCATCGGAACCGTGTATGGTGTCGCCAATCACGCGGGGACCTGGGGAGGGACGTACTACGAGCCGCGCCTGCTGAGCGCGCCAGCGATCGCCAAGAGCAAGGACCCGCTCTTCTATGGCGTCATTGCGATCAGCGGATGGACGATCACGATAGACAACAAGCCTGACCCAGGAGCGACGACGGGTCCGTTCGACCGGATGCTTGAGGACCTCGACGTGTTCGGCAACCGGGCGAAGTCGCTCATCGGGTTTGATGACGACGAGTACGCTGACTTCACTGTCGTCGCCGACGGATTTATCTCGCCGGTCGAGACGGGCGCGGAGCAAGTAGTCATCGGCGTGAAGGATCTTCGCGAGCAGCTCCGCGCGAAGGTGCCGAGTGCCTTCTTCGACGCGACGACCTACCCGAACCTTGAGCCTGGGAACATCGGCAAAGGAATCCCGCTCGGGTATGGCGTGATAAAAAACGCGCCTGTAGTCTGCACGAACGAGGCCGAACTACCGGCTCCCGCGACGTTCTCCTTCAAAATCTGCGACATGACGAACCACGCGGCGATCTTCGCGATAACGACGGTGCGCGTCGACGGGGTGGTGAAGGTCCCGACAGCTACCAGTCTGGTCAACGCGACGTTCACCCTCGCGACCGCGGACTATGATCCAGGACAAGAAGTCACCGTCGACTACTCCGGGTACGAGGACGCGGGAGGCGACTTGATCTCTGACGCGGTGTCTGTCATGCAGGACCTTATGACGACATGGGCAGAGATCCCATATTTATCTGAGACGTTCGACCAGGGCGAGTGGGAGACCGCGCGGGCCGTAGCTCCAGACATCGGGCTGTTCATCGCCGACGAGCGCGAGATACTCGACGCCGTCCAGGACATCTGCTTTAGCGCACAGATTAACCTGATACCGCGCGACGACGGCAGATTCACCGCGAGGAAGTACAACTCGCAGGCTGCGTACAAGCACGAGATACGGCAGGACGAGATAATCATAGGGAGCCTCTCGCCTGTCAAGGCTGATCCATCCGAGGTGATATCATCGGCGCGTGTCGGGCACTCGAAGGACTGGACAGAGGGAACGCTACAGTACGTCAACGATATCTCTCGCCAGGCGGAGGTGCTGCTCCGCTACAAGAGGAAAAATCCGCAAACGTTCGACACGCTTCTCACTTCCGCGGCGGATGCGCAGGCGTTCGCGACCTACATCCTCGGGATCGGCGCCTACGTCGCGCGCGTGTTCTCCTTGCGCACGAAGATGCAGTCGCTAGGGATCGAGCTCATGGACGTCATCAAATGCCCTTATAGGCGCAGGAGCGGTGTAGGGATGCTCGGGGATGTGAAGGCTGAGGTCATCGGAGTCTCGAAGAATTTCGATTCCATGGAGATCGAACTCACGCTCCGCATCATGGAGGTCTACCCCGACACAACGTACGTGCAGGGTGGATACTGGGGCGACAGATACTGGGGCGACGGGGTCTGGGCAGTGACACAGGATCAGGAGGTGTAGCATATGCAGATGGTTAAGACGCCGATCGGCGTGGTGTTCACGGACTCACTCCGCGATAGTGTCGGAGCAGCGGCGTTCTCGATAGACCACGACTTCTTCATCAAGCAAGATCAGGTCGTCCGCACTGCTTCTGGTGGAGGAGGGACGCTGCTCACCGAGGACACGGACTACACGCTCGGGGGAGAAGACACAGTGCTGTCGGCCGAGACCACGGCCGCGGTTGGAGCCGGACGCAATGTCATGCACACGATCACCGTGATAAACGCAGCGTACCAGGCATGCGACTTGTACTTCTCCGGCAAGTTCGTCGCAGACGCGCTCGACCCGACGCGCATAACGACGATGGGATACCTCGCGCTCGCAGCGGATCACACGATACTCGACTGTGAGAACTACCGGACCTACGGGATGACGACCGTGGCCGCCAACCTAACGCTCACGCTCCCGACAGCGGCAGACAACGTCGGGAAGCGCGTGAGGCTCGTCAAGTCGGATGCAGGCGCGGGCACCGCGATACTCGACGGCGAGGGCGCGGAGAAGATCGGCTCCAAGGGAGTCCAGACGACGTTCACGCTCTACGGTCAGGGCGACTGGGTCGAGGTCGAGTCTAACGGAACGCTGTGGGAAGTGGTCGGGATGGAGTTCAACGCGCTGGCCTACACCCCGACGTTCACAGGGTTTGGTACCCCGTCCTCTGTCAGCTTCTCGTGGGTACGCAAGGGGGGCGACGCAGAGGTGATCGGTATATTTACAGGGGGCACCCCCATCGCGGTGGAAGCACGGATATCACTCCCAGTATCGCTGATAAGCGATGCGGCGCTCATCCCGAGCACCATGGGATGCGGGATAATGCTGCACGGCAATGTAGGCGCGGAGATCCTCTATTGCCTGATCGAGTCGGGTGTTGGATATATAACGTTTGGCCGACAGACGGCCACCAACGCGGCACTCACAAAACTAAACGGGAACCTCGTGGGCGGAGCCGGTGAAATATTGTCGGTCCAGTTCAAGGTCCCGATCAGCATATGGAATGGATAAGGAATTAACATGGATAGCGCAACACTGACAGATGTCGGGATGATTTTCGCAATCATAGTGAGTGTAACCACCATGATCGGTTTTCTTGTCAGTAACGCGAAGGCGAGAGGGAGGAGAGAACAGCTCATGAAAGAGATTAAAGATCGACTATGCGAGGCGGAAAAAGGGATCGCGGAACAATATTCGAGCAGGAATAAGGTAAATATCGCACTCGAAGG